ATTTCATACTATTATAAATATTATAATATAAAAGGAAAATAAAAGCTCCAAATATAAATTGGAGCCTTTACTATTATTTTTTAACTTAATATTAGTAGTTCAAGATGCAATAATCTGGTTGTACTGTTACTTGGATATTTACAGGGGTTCCATCATCATCCCAACTATAATCTCCAAAGTTAACTTCAGTAATCATAGCTCCCATAATTTTCCATTCAGAAACTATATCTCCTACAGGACCAACTACATTGAATGTAATATTTTTCTTATAGAAATCAGAATAACCATCTCTACCTGTTACAGATTCGTGACCCAAACGTACCCATTCCATTACGGCTTGAGCAGCAGATGGAGTAATAGATTCATACATTGTAAATTGAATCGTATTCCAAATGGTTTTTCCTTTTACATAACGTTGAACGTTGATGTGATTAATAGCAACTGCAGTTTGAGTTATTGAAACAGCTCCAACGCCTTTTATCAAATATGCAGGAACACTGTCCATATGAAGGATAAATCGGTTGGTTTGTTTTGGTTCAAACGCTGTGTAAAATATTTCGTTTGGATTTAAAATTGCCATTTTATTTTAGTTTAATTTTGTTTTATTATAAATATTCAATTTTTAAATTTTTATCCAGGGAATTGAGCTCCTGTTGGTAACAAGATAAAATCCAAGGAAATAAATTCTGCTGTTTTAGTAGGCTGAATGTAAATTTGACCTATTAATTGATTTTGATCAATTACTGCAGGACCATTATTTGAATCATCCATTAATACTTTATAAGCATATAAACCTTGTTTTTGTTGGATAATATCTAAATATGGAGTTACCTTAGCTAAAAATAAATTTCTAGTTGCTGCTGTATTTTGTTCAAACACTACTGTATCAGCAATTTGACGGATGTAAGATTTTAATTCAATCATTAAACGTCTAACATTTACACGATCAAGAGCAGATTGAGCTTTTTGTAATGTTTTTTGTCCAAATACTACAACACCTTGTTTAGGTAATGTTGCTAATGGGTTGATATTATTTGAATATAACGTGTCTTTATTTGCTTGTGATAATTTATATTGAGCTTGTAATACTGTACTTAATCCACCACGATTAATACCTGCAGGTGCAAACCAAGGAGCAGATACTTTATCGTTGTATGCATATACACCTGGGATTACGGTTGAAGCAGGTACCCAAACTTGTTTTCCTGTTGCTGGGTCTGCAATTCGAACCCAAGGCCAATAAGTAGTAGCATATGAAGTATCTCTTGTTTGAGCTTGTGTTGTAGCATCTGTTAAGACACCGTCAAAATCTGTTAAATCCATTACAAATAAATTATCTCCTCTAGAAGTAGTATTTGTAATAATGTTTGTAATTTGAGTAGTATGACTTTCATTTGTTAATCCTGGGGTGAATAATACATTAAATTGGTATGCTTCACGATTTCCAAGTAATGAGATCATATTGTCATAACATCCACCTGTTAAACCTTGAGAATTTGTTGAAATAGTATCATACATGTTCATTGTATTGTTTAATGTACCCGTGGCTCCTGTAAATGAACCAGATCCATTAACTGGGATAGAAGCAGTATAAGCTGATACTGGGATTCCATTTGAATCAAAATAATTTGGTGTGTTATAATTTACAGATTTAACCCGAACATATCTAGAATTATTTGGATAACTTCCAGTTAATTCCATTTGTACATTAGTGCTATTATAATTTAATACTTGATCTCCAATTACTTTAGCAATATATCGATTTGAATTTGGATCTAAATTTACATTATTAAATGATTCAAGTACTACTGGGTTTGCAGCTGTATCATTTCCTTGTCTAATTATTAAGTTAAATGTACCTGATCCTGTATTTGAATTGGTAATTTGCCATCTAACATTATCTGCTGATCCTGATACTAAAGCACCTGAAACTTCTGATCCTGAGTTATTCATGATGATTCCTTCAGAAAGGGTTTCTAAAGTGAATGAAGATGAAGCTGCATTTAAATAGTTTGAAACTGCAGTACTAGAAGCAGGTGTATATGAACCTGTCACAACACGAGTAACTAATAATGAAGTACCACCATAATTAAAGTAATTATAAGCAGCAATTGAAGTTAAATATGAATATGAATTTCCACCACTTATAAAAGTATCTCCAAATAGATTTTTATAATCAGAGTATGAAGTTACTAGGGTTGGATTTTCAACAGGACCTTTAACTGTTGGTCCTATAATAGCAGCACCAGCTTGAACAGGTTGTCCTGTTAAAAATGTATTATCTATTTCACTAATCGCTACTCCAGGGGAAACTGTAAATTTTGCCATTTTATTTTTTTATTATAAATATTGAATTTTTTTTGAAAATCTAGATTAAGCAGGGAAAGTTGCACCTGTAGGTAGTATATTAAAATCTAATATGATAAATTCAACAGTTCGTGTTGATTGAATATATATTTGACCAATTAATTGGTTTTGATCTACTACACTTGGTGGATTATTTGTTTCATCCATTATCACCTTAAATGCTGTTAAACCCTCTCTTTGTTGTACTGAGGCTAAATATGGGTTAATAATTCCTAGGAAGTTATTTCTAGTGACAGAATCATTTTGTTCAAATACAAATGTATCTGCTACTTGAGAAATGTAATTTTTAAGTTCAATTAGTAAACGTCTAACGTTTACACGGTCAAGCGCACTTTTTTTCTTTTGTAATGTCTTTTGACCAAATACTACTACACCTGTATTAGGAAATGTAGCAATAGCATTAACATTATTTTCATATAATAAATCTCTATTTCCTTGAGTTAATACTCTTTCTGTTTGGATTGCTGTTGGAATAATTCCTCTATTTATCCCGGCAGGGGCAAACCAAGGAGCAGCAGCATTGTCATTAAATGCATAAACACTAGGAACCATAGTAGATGCAGGAACCCATACTTGAGTTGAAGAATTAGGATCAATTGTTTTTAACCAAGGCCAATAAGTAGCAGCATATGATGTATCAAAATTATCTGCATTTGTTGTCACTGGGATTATATTGGAGCCATATCCTACTAGATCAATGACAGCCATAGTATTTCCTCGTTCTTGAACCATAGAAATTAATTGAGTAATAACTGGGTAGTGGGAAGGGTAATTGGTTCCATCTCCTATTAATCCTGGGGTTGAGATAAAATTAAAATTATATGCATCTTTATTTGAAAGTAATGAAATAGATTCAGTGTAA